AGGGTACTCCTTGCCGTCTTCATAAACATATCCCATGCTTATTTTACCTCCTTATTTTTAAACTTTGATACAATTTCTTTAGCTTCTTCCAATGTAAACAAATCTTTATCTGATATTGAAAGTGCTGTACGAATAATGACCTTATTCGTATTAAATTCATTTTCTGCCTTTGATAATTCATCAACGGTATATCTTGATACAGATGATGTTTTTACCCTTGCAGAGTTCTTTTCAGCTGGCACATCTGCTGTTTTTTCATCTTTTACAGTTTTGGTTGCCATAAGATTACCTCCTTATACAAAAAAGAACGCCTTTAAATAAGACGTTCTTAATCATTTATTTTAATATGTTTCAATAATTCTGAATCAGGCTCTTTGCGCAATACGCAATAATCACCTTCAACAGATAATTGACCGACTCTTAATTCATCAGTTCCAGGCTGAAGTTGATTGTTATTATCAACACGCATCCATGTTCCATCAGGAAATTGTAATACCTTTTTTTGATTTAGCTTAGTACACATCATACTCGCAATAGCATTAGAAACAGCTATATCTTCTGTAAAGATATGAGCATTCATTACAGCAGTGTACCAATCACCTGCATACATGCTCGGTATTCGTTCACAATTACCTACCTTTGATTTTCGCCAATACACCGCAGGAGTATCCTTTTGAGGCTTCCATACAGTCGGAATATCTTCATCATATCCTATCAGCATTACATCTGGGAGTAGTTTTCGTGTCCATTCATTAACCAGTTTAATCGGATCAGGCTCGCAGGTCTGTTGATTAGGGAATGCCAACAGTGTAAACAATACCGCCGCAACGGTTATTTTTTTGTCCGCAACATCAACGTATCGTGTAGAATTCCATTTCGCAAGAATGGTTGTTTCCGACTTACCGCTAAAGAAATAGCCGTCTACATTTGTTTTGACCGTTTCTGCTATTGCTTCAATCTCTGATGTGTCTTGTAAATACACATCAATTTCTACTGTACCACTGATTTTACGTTCTGTGTCGGATTGCATATTTGCAAAAAATACAATTCGTCCATATTGTACGTTATCGTTCCATAAATCAGACATATCGTCAGGGGCTGTCTGATTAAAAATCGCAGGCTCATCATCATATTTAGTTAAATATGATGTTATATCGGAACATTTCCTTAGATGATTATTTAAAATTTCTTCAAACATAAATCTTTCTCCTTTAATATGGTTCACTGTATATTGCAATAGCTTGCGGCAATGCGTCTTCTGCAATGCGGTCACAGTGTGGTCTTGCTGCCATCTTACTTGTACCGTCTTCCAAAAACGGACCGTACAAACAATCACTTGTTACTTTCGCTGTAAATGACATTCCGTTGCTTTCTGTTGATGAAACAAAAGAATTACGGTAATTTCCCGTTCTCACTCCCGGTGGTTGACCTGGAGCAGATACACCGCCGCCTGCCATCACATTAAAAACAGAATTTCGCAATGCACTTGATACTCGTGCAGTTCTTCCCGGCAACTGTGCTTTTATCTTATCAAGTTCAGCTTGAACAATAATTTCAATGCTAATCATTTTATATCAAACCTTTCCTCAACATAATAAATCATAGATACATTAAGGCTACCTGCATTATCTACACCCTGAACATAAAATTTACGTCCATCTGGGAACACAAGATAATCGGTAGCCTTTGCTTTTACCGTTGCTCCATATTGTACAACTGTATGTGTTATAGGGTGCTGATTTTGCCGCCATTCTTCTTTTTCGCGTTGACTTGCCTCGGCAGCAATACCCAAAAATGCTTGTTCGGCAGGTTGGTATCCTACTTCTGTCACACGTCCGCTGGCTGTTTTCCCATGTCTTTTTATATAAATTTCTACCTCTTGAAATCCATATCCAGGTACAATATTTGCTGTGAACATAATTACTCGCCCTTTCTGCTGTTACTGTGCATATCCTCATAAAAATACGGTGGTCTTACCTGTCCGTAATCATTTCCCGATACGGGCGGAACAGAAATACTTGCTTCATTCTTCAATCGGTTATAGAGGTCTTTCCATACCTCTACTCTACTTGAAAAATCATACGACACAGGACCTATTTTTGTAGTGCAAGAGTGTGCAAACTTCATTAGAATAGCTTCCAACGCTGCTAATTTAGCACGTTTCCAATGTCTGTTCATATCCAAAACCGCTTGATACTCCTCATCCGACAAAGCCGCTGTCAACTCTGCCGGATTGAATGTTGTATCTCCCAGTTCAAACCTCAATCGGTCAACTCCGTTTTCCGTAATTGCATTGGGATTATATGAGTATCTCCGCCACTATCTTCTTCCTGCTCTGTTGTATGCTTTGAAATTGCCGCTAAAACGGTTTTTCTCGTATCAACTGCGCCTAATACGTCACATACAGAATCACTGTTAATATTCTTTATATATTCCGCCGCATCTGTGGCCGACATTTGAAGTACACGGAAAATTTCTGTTACATCGTCCGCAGTACAATTAATGCTTTTTCCGTCTTGTGATAAAATCGGTATCGATACAACAAATTGTATCGGTTCAACCATTTCCTCTGCATTAATAGGTAACTCGCTTAGGATACCGTATCTAACCAGTTTTAGCCCCTCATATGCTGACAATTTATTAGGTTGAATTATATCACCCTTGTTATAGTTGTTGCCGCCAATACGGCAAGATTTAAGTGCTGTGTATCTCATAGAGTAATCACACCTCCTTAAATCAGTTTTCAGGGGTAACGGCATTTTGGAAATAGATACCCAAGTCCTTGCATACTACTTTCATATCCTGCGAAATCATACCGCCGATGTAATGAGAATACGTTCCCTTATCACCTTCCCATTCAATGATAGGAAGAATATTTCCTGTGCCCATATCCCAACGGAATGTATATCCGGCAGTTGCCTCATCAATCATTGGTGTTGGTGTAGCGTATGCCAAAAGCATTGCATTTTCATCGCAGATAAAATCTGTATTTTCTTCTTCACCAAGATTTGCACTGTTCCATATAGCGTCAAATACGACAACCTCATCTACCCCCAAAATAGCAGCCAATGATTTTGTAGTAACCATTGCAGGTGAAGCAGTGTTCCCGCCATAAATAACACGATTCATTATGTCGGGGTGATTAATTAGTGCATCAAATACACGCTGTCCCAATCCAAGTTTATTAGGTTTTCTTCCTGTAGACTTCTTCATCGCAGTAATGCAATCGGATATAAACTTGATAGGATTTGAATTATCATTGTCAAACGATACAAAATCAGTAGAACCTGAGCTTACCGATACACCGCCAGTTAAATCAGCACCCCATACACCTTTTTTAAAGTATTTTTGTGCAAATACCTTGTTTTGATGAATAAATATCTGTTCAGCAATAACCCTCGCTTTGTTTTGACGTAATTGCATTATTCCTTTAGCTCCCATACGTGCTACATCTGATTGGATAATATCATCATAACCCAAAATAATTTGTTCAGGCACACACTTATAATCGTCAGTTTCGTAACCGATAACGGTAGGATCTACTTTACCTAAAATAGGCTTAGGGCTTACATTATCTCTTAACAAATCTGCTTTTGAAAATTGATAATATGACGCTCTTGAAAGTTGCACAGGCACTTCTGGGAAGAAAGACGTTGCTCCGCCACTCTTGCCCTGAAAATACGCTGTACTGATACTTGTAAGTGGAACATTAATAGGTGTTTTACCCTTTCTTATTCTATCAAAAACTTCTGTACCCATTATTTAGCCTCCTTTTTGTAGTAGTCAACTCTTTTGACTGTTCCCATTGCATTTGCATTACAATCATTCATTGCTATTGCACACACAAAATCACCCGCCTCAGCGGCAACTAATGTACCGTCCGAACCGGGTGTTAATTCTGTTCCGGCTGTTACTGTGGCACTTATAGCCGCAATACCAACAGCAAATATTTGATATGTAACATTATCGCCCTTCGAAACGTCTGCCTCATTGTCAATAGTAACAATACCGATAGGCATTTCCCCTTTGGTATTACAAATTTCCAATAGTCCGTCACTGTTCAACTTAACAGCTTTACCAGCGACGTTTTCCATATCTTCAGCCGCAACACCGACACGGGTAGTTGATGTATTAATTCCGTTTGTAATATATTGCTTTGCCATTAATATCAACCTCCAATCTCATTATCATAGTCTTCCATAAGTTCGGGGTGTGTTTCCCACGTTTTTGCCATAGCCTCTGTGTCACTCATTGTTGGATTTGATTTCTTAATCTCATCGGCAATAGCACGAGCTTTGGCAATGGCAGTAGAACCGGATACATCAGAATGACCGCTCTTGCCGATTTCGGTGAATGCGCCCGACTTCTCTACCGCCTCAACCGCCATATCCAACACACCAATCATGTCTTGATATGCTGTACCGCCTGCGGCTTTCAAGCTTTTTAGTGTAGGTACGAGTTCTTCAGACTTTTTGCCTATAACTTCGTACTTTTTCGCAATAGCTGTAATTTCTCTTTCTTCCGACTCGTCACGAGCCTTTCTTAAGCTTTTAAGTTCGGCCGCAACCGCCGGATGAAGTCCCTTATAAATATCTTCTGGATCATGATTTATCGGTTCATCCTTAATCTTCTTAACGTCCTTGTCGTCTTTATTGTCATTTTTGCCATTGTCATCATCTTCAGGCTTCGTTATACCAGCCTTATTAACGATAGCCTCCAACTGCTTCTTTTCTTCATCAGTTAGCTTATCCTTATCAATATCTTCAATTTTCATATCATTATCAGCTCCTTCATTATTACTTTTTAATATACCGAGTGTTTCTGCCTTTAATGCCTTCACAATCGTGGCTGTTTGTGGTTCTTCCGAACCTGTCGCAACATAGTCACTTACACTGCCGCCGCTCCATTTTTCTGTTGAAAGTGTAGCGGCACCGTAAAATTCTTCAAGACTTTTATCCATTGCAGATTTTTTATCTGTAACGTTATCATCTCTAAGAATTGAAATAAGACTACTACTTAGCGATTCTGTGTATTGCCATATTTGCCTAACTACATCGTCCAATTTAATATCCTTTAATTTTGCAGCAAAACTTTCAGCCTCACCGCTCTTTCTTATAGGAGTTTTAGACTTGTACATTGTAACAAATGCGTCAGGATTGGCACCCTCCGGCACTAAATCAACCTTTGTAATATTCAAATTTTTTAACTTATTTGGCATTACCCTCTACCTCCTCTCTGATAGCCTCACCCTCAATACTGAACATTGAGTATGTACCATCTTTAACTTTTTTCCACACGCTTTCATCCGTCACATGAAAACCTATCCACCAACCGTCAGCTAATGCATCTTCAGGCAAACCTAATGCTTTGAGTTTTTCTTTTGTGAACACCATGCTTTCAATCATTGTGGCTACACCGCCACGTTCATGAAGTTCGCCACCGTCACCATAAAACTCAACATAACGATAAACTGCTTTTTCAAGTTCGTCAATATCAATAATATCTTCCTGCCAATCGGTGATTTTTTCGCCGTT